GAATCTGTTAATGCTGGATTAACTCGTATGCTCGAAGGGAAGTCTGGCGTTTTGATAGATAAAAGATGTAAAGAATTAATAGCTGGCTTCGAGGGTGGGTATCATTACAGACGATTACAGGTAACAGGACAGGAACGGTATCAAGAAAGTCCTAATAAGAATAGATTTTCCCATGTGCATGATGCTTTGCAATACCTGATGCTAGGTTCAGGTGAAGGCAGAGGGATTACACATGGGAATGTCTTACGAGATGCCTTCCAAGCGAAGTCATCATTTAATCCCTTTGATAAAAAAAGATCGAGAAAGAAAGAAAGGAGCTTTTGGAGTAGTTTATAATGACCTTAACATTGTTTGATATTTTTGGTATAGCAGCACTTGCTGTTCTGTTATTTAACTATTGGGTAAGAAAGAAAAAGTGAATGTGCGTTGCTAGATTCTAATTAAATTATACCAATGCTTAAAGGATGAAAAAATATGTGCTTAAAAACACCAAAACCACCCAAGGAAAGTCAAGACGCAAAAGCAGCAAGGGCAGCTCAACTAAAGGGCGAACTAGACGAGCGTACTAGACTAAAGACTGATGCCACGGAAGCAGCAAGATTGTTGCAGTCTGGGTTTGGTAGACGGTCATTAATAACTGGACTAGGAGGAGGAAGAGGATATCCTCTAGGCTCATAAATGGCTGTCGATGAAGTAAAACTAATACTTGAAAGGTTTGATAAAGCTAATGCTGTAAAGGAATTATGGGTTCCAACCTTCGAGGAATGTTATGAATATGCACTACCACAAAGAGAGAGTTTCTTTTCCGAATCTCCAGGTGCAATAAGAACAGATAAAATTTTTGATGAAACAGCAGTAGTCGGTGTACAAGAGTTTGCATCAAGATTACAAGCTGGGATTGTCCCGAACTTTGCCAGATGGGCTGACTTAGTGGGAGGACAAGAAGTACCAGAAGAGGAGAAATTAGATGTTAACAAAGCTTTGGATGACGTTACAGAATATGTATTCGAGGTTCTGCAAAATTCCAACTTTAATCAAGAAGTACACGAAAGCTTCTTGGACTTGGCTGTCGGAACTGGTTGTTTACTGGTGGAGGAGGGTGACGCAGTTAATCCTGTCAACTTTACAGCGGTTCCGCTCCCTCATATTACATTGGACACAGGTTATCAAGACAACATTGATACAATTTATCGAAAGAGATTAATACGCTGTAGAGATTTATTGATAGCATACCCTGATGCCGACCTTTCGGATCAGATGAAAATAGATATAGAAAGAAACCCCGACAGGAAAAAAACTATTATCGAAACAGTCTATAGAGATTACTCTGTATTGCCTGATGAGAAATATATTTACTGTGTTGTTGTTAAAGAAGAGAAGAAGAAGATAGTAAGTAGAGAATTTGTAGGGAACGGATCGAATCCCTATATCTGTTATAGGTGGGGTAAGTGTGCTGGTGAAATATATGGTCGAGGACCATTGATGAACGCTATGGCAGCGATCAAGACTACTAACTTAACAGTAGAAATGATCCTTGAAAACGCACAAATGGCTATATCAGGTATGTATCAGATTGAAGATGACGGTATAATCAATACAGATACTATTCAGCTGTTGCCCGGAACTGTTATACCCAAAGCTCCAGGCTCTTCTGGACTTCAACCTATACAAACTGCTGGTGATTTCAGGGTATCGGATCTTATTCTCTCTGATATGAGAAACAATATTAAAAAAGCTCTGTATAATGATATGCTAGGTGATCCTAACAAGACACCAGCATCCGCAACAGAGATTGCAGAACGAATGGCAGACCTTTCAAGAAGAATAGGATCTGCTTTTGGAAGATTACAAGCAGAGTTAGTCACTCCAATTCTACGAAGAGTTGTATATATTCTTAAGAAGCAAGGTAGAATTGAAGTACCACAAATCAACGGAAGAGAAGTAAAGGTCGTAAGTATCTCTCCTCTTGCACAGGCTCAGATGCATCAAGATATTGCATCCGTTGATAGATTTTTAGAACTGGTCATGGCTAGGTTTGGACCACAGATGTTACCAATGCTTGTCAAAGGTAATGAAGTTGCTAAATTCCTAGCAAAGAAATTCTCCGTGCCAGAGGATTTACTAATGACTGATGCTGATCGTCAGCAAGTTTTACAACAGGCACAACAAATGGGAGCTATACCAAATGCCGAAAACCAAACCGAAGAGGATCCTAGGGCCTGATGGCTATGAGAGATCAGAGAAGGATGAAAAATTTTTGAATGATGTTATTGTAACTTGTTTCAACAATCCAGCTGGAATTGAAACATTGAAATATCTTAAATCAATAACAACAGAAAGAGTTGCTGGACCAGAGATAAAATCTGATGCGTTGTTTCACCTCGAAGGACAACGATATCTTATTGGTATTATCGAAACAAGGATAAGACAATACAAACCTTTAGATGCACCTCCGTTAGAAAAAGCAAAGGAGATTAAATAATGAGCGAAGAATCATTAGTAGAACCACAAGTAGAAGAAGAAACAAAGGAGTCTGGGGATCTTCCTCCCACCCAATCTGCACCAACCGAACCTCAGACTCCGACTGAAAAACCAGAGTATATCCCTAAAAAGTTCTGGGATAATGGTAAAGTCCAAACAGAAGATCTTGCTAAATCCTATACTGAGCTTGAATCTAAGATAGGGCAAAAGAAAGAAGGCTTTAAAGATGAGTTTATAAGTGAATTTAAAGCTGAGCAAATGAAGGATAGACCAGCGGATGAAGATTCCTATACTCTTCCAGAGATAGAAGGTTTTGCACAGGAAGAAATCTTAGCCAACCCCATGTTAGACTGGTGGAAGAAAGTTAGTTTTGAACAAGGCTTTAGTGATGAACAGTTCCATGATGGTATCAAGCAGTTTGCAGAATCAACTGTAGTAGAACAAGACCTTGAAGCTGAAAAACAAAAGCTTGGTGACAACGCTGATGCAAGAATAGGCAGTGTATCTAACTGGGCTGCTAAAAACTTTAAAGATGGCGAGCTAGATATTGTTGTCCAACTTGGAACAACTGCTGATGGTATTCGTTTTCTTGAAAGAGTAATAGGCATGGGCGTATCAAGTGTTAACAGTGCCGACTCTGTTGATAAAGGTACTGGGAAACTTACATTGGCAGACCTAAGATCGAAAATGCAAGATCCAAGATACTGGGATCAGAATCAGAGAGATGAATCTTTTGTGAGAGAAGTCGAACAGGATTTTCAAAAACTCGGTGGCCATTAGAATACTAAGACCTACTCTTTCTTTAGCCCAAGAATTATCTGGTAACCTTACTAAAGAAGATTTAGAGGAATGTAACTTATTTGGATGCACACCAGAAGAAGCTTGTGTCCAGGCTTTAGTAAAATACAGACAGGATATCTCTTGGATGGCTGTTAATGAAAACGGACCCATGATTATGTGGGGAATCTTTCAGGATATTCCTCCAGTTAATAATAGACTCTACAAACAAGCTGGAAGAATCTGGCTTCTGATGTCAAACAACATAAGCAAAAAAGAAAAGTTTATATTCCTTAGAGAATCAAAAGCATGGATAGAAGTATTCAATACACACTTTGATTTGTTATTCAATGTAGCGGATTCAAGAAGGGAAGGATTAAAGAAGTTTCTTTTATATCATAAATTTAATTGCATTGACCTCGAAGAAGATAATCGTACATATTTTGTGCGTTGCGTGAATAACAAGGAAGTAATTAATTGAGTTAACTGCCCAAAGGTAGATGACCAACCCATTCGGATAATTGGACCCAGTACAAAAGGATAACAGGAGGTCTTTTTTTAACTCTAACTAAGGAGAGTATTTATGGCATTAACCATAGATCAAGCGTTTATTACGCAGTTTGAGTCCGAAGTCCATCTTGCTTATCAAAGAGCTGGATCTAAACTCAAAGCCACAACTCGCCAGATCAATAATGTGACTGGTTCTACTGCCCGATTCCAAAAAGTCGGAACAGGAGAAGCTGTTACTAAGTCAAGACACGCAGAAGTGACTAGCATGGATCTTACACACACTAACGTGGATGTAACCCTTGCTGATTACTATGCAGCTGACTATATTGACACACTCGACCTTCTCAAAACAAACATTGATGAAAGATTAGTAGTCGCTACTAATGCTGCAAATGCATTAGGGCGTAAGACTGATGACCTTATCATCTCTGCTCTTGATGCTGGGAATGGTACAACCATAGCTGCTGGTTCAGCTGGTTTAACAAAAGCTAAAGTATTATCGGCTTTTGTTTCCATGAACGAAGCAAACATACCTGATGATGGGCAACGATACTTTGTTGTTTCACCAGAAGGATGGGCTGACTTATTGGCTGTTGATGAGTTTGTTAATACTGACTATCTTGGCCCAGGCGGATTGCCTTTCCCTAGTGGTATCACAGCTAAAAACTGGCTAGGCTTTACATTCTTTATGCACTCTGCATTACCTCTATCTACTAATGATAGAAAATGTTTCGCTTACCACAAATCAGCTATCGGTACTGCAACCGGATCGGATGTTAGAACGGAAGTAAACTACATTCCAGAAAAAGTTAGTAATCTTGTAACCTCTTATATGTCTATGGGATCAGTCGCTGTTGATACCGCTGGCATATGGGAAGTCGTTATAGACGAATCAGTATAGGAGTAAAACATGGCTTTAACAGACTCAACACTAAAAAAAGTCGGTGGTGCTTCTCCAGCTATTTGGTCTTACCATTCAGCTGACGCTATTGGCACTATAACTGGCTCAGGTTACTTTAATGATACTACTGACAATCTGAAACAATTTGACATCGTTCTTGTTATTTCAGCTACTGGAGGTACTGCTGCTGTTGATGTGATTACAGTTTCATCAGCAACAGGAGCTGCAACCGTTACTACAACTGCATTAGCTTAACCATGAAAGGATAGGGGTAGTGAGCGATTGCAGCTACCCCTAAACTCATATGAGTACAACAACATCAACCGCTTCTGAAAGCGACATAGACATAGCCTCAAGGGGATTAGTTTTAATCGGTGCATCGCCGATTTCTTCATTCTCTGGAACAACAACTGAATCTCAGGTGGCACAAAATCTGTATGAGGATATCGTAAGATCCGCATTAACACAGACACGATGGAGATTTGCATCCAATATAACTCAATTATCAAGACTAACGGAAGCTCCGATAGATACCAATAGGTATGACGCTGCTTA